GAGTTTCTATACAGATGAAATGCTGGAAATGAAAAAACTTTACAATGGCGACCATTGGAGTTTAAAAGGCCCCGGCGGAACAGAGTTAAGAACAGAAAAACAGCAACAAGTCAGGCCCAATCCTGTCGAGAACTATACTTTTGCTCACATAGAAGGGTTAGTATCGGAATTTAGCCAGGAAATGGAACTAATAGACTTTCCTGTAGAGAAAAGCGACGAGATGGCAGCTAATACTATGACTAAATTAAAAAAATTTCTTGGGTATAAGAATAAATTGAATTCAGAGCTGCCTAAATTCTTACGGAATTTGTTCTTATACGGGACAGGTATATTCACAGTGTATTGGGACCCTTTATGGAGAGGCGGCAGAGGGCCTAACAGATGGATAGGAGATATACGTTGGGAGTCACTGCATCCTAAGTCGTTTTTCCCTGATGCCAGATGCAGTTCAGATATTAACGACGGAAGAAGAGCGCATAAAGCACTATATAAGACATTTGAACATATTAAATCTATGTATCCGGACGCCAAAATCAGCGCCGATTCACTAGATGCAGAATTAACACTGGACGAAGACCCTCATACTTCACTGGAAGATGATTCTGTGCTTATAGTTGAAACGTGGTATAAAGGCCAACCAATGATACTTGACGAAGGAGAAGAAAACCAAGGAGATGGTATGCATGTAATATGGTGGGCCGGTGAATCGAATCCGGTTTATCTGAAACATGCAAACTATATATATTTTGAACCAGATGAAGACCCCAAATTCCCATTTATAGTCAAACAATGCTATCCAAGAGAAAATAGTATCTGGGGATATGGCGAGGCTTACTTTTTGAAAAACCCGCAAATAATCCTAAACAAAACTTCTGAAATTATATTAGAAGGCCATATACATCAAGCATTAGGCCAAACTGTATATAACGAAGGTGCATTAACGCCAAAGCAAAGAGAAATGGTAAAGAATTACGGTAATTTAGCCGGTATGTGGTATCCTGTCAGGGATGTAGGCGGTATTAAAAAGCTTTTTCCTACAGGTATACCTGCTACGCTGCAAAATGAAGTAGTAAGACTGCAAAAAACAATGGAGGCAATAATCGGCAGATTTGATATAACTCAAGGTAAAACGCCCGGAAGCATAACTGCTTTTAGGGCTTTAAGTTTATTGGCATCAAGAGCGCAAGTAAGGCTGCGGTCAAAAGAAATGGCAATTATGTCAGCATTTGAAGAAGTAGGTAAATATATAAACCACCTAATAGACAGATTCTATACAGAAAGAAGAATATTTCGCATAATAGGCGAAAACATCGAAAAAACAGAATACGGCGAATACAGGGCAGATGATTTCAAGAAAGTTTACTTATACGAAACAGGTGATGTTATACCCTATAACCAATTCAATCCTGGTGAATATGTCAGCGAAGAACGACCGGAAGGATTAATCGAAGGTGAGGACTATGAAGTATATTCACCTGAATTTGATGTTATATGCAAAGTAACCACAGTTCCGGCATACGATAAAATATTCTTTATGGATATGGCAAAAGAATTATTTGTTGCACAGATTATTGACGAAAAGACTTTCTGGTATGTAATGGAACACGGTAAATTCCCGCCTTATGAAAAAATGAGGCTGGAAGCATCAGAAAACGCAATGCAGACACCTCAAGGCCAGGTATTACCACAAGAAGGAGGTGAAGTGCAAGAAGGCGGACAAATTATAGACCCGATACAGCAACTTCAAGCTATCTTAGAACAAAGGCCTGATTTAAGGCAGCAGTTAGAATCGCTACCGCCTGAACAAAGAAATCAGGTCATTTCTAATTTATTACAGCCCTACGGTGTGGCATAAACACCGGACAAATGACAACCCGGAAAGACGGGGTAAATTAATAGGCGACGGCCTTAAAACGGAGGTATGAACAATGAAGATTGATTTACAACTTTTTGCGGAAGAACCGGGCATAGACGACGATTTGACACCGGATGTAGACGATGAATTAGATATAGACGATATTTTCGATACAGACGAAGAAGAAAACGAGGATGAAACAGTAACAGAAAACGAGGAAGAACCCGAAGAAGATAACACAGTGGAAGATGATTCAGAAGACGCAGAAGAAGAAAAAACAGAAGAAAATACACCGGAACATGAACCAAAATTCACTCAGGAAGATGTAAACCGAATCGTAGCAGAACGACTTGCAAGGGATAGAAAAAGCCAACTGGTAAAGGAATTAGAATCCCTTGTAGGTATGGATATATCCGGTATTGTCGATTATGCCAGGCAACAAAGAGTAGCTCAAAAAGCCGAAGAATTAGGGATACCAGAAGAAGATGCTGAACGAATTCTAAAAAGCGAAGAAAAAATGAAAGAAGCAGAAAGGCGAATGGCAGCATACGAACAGCAACTACAGGCATTTCAGAGTGTAGTCCTATACGGCCAAGAGAAATCAAAATATATATCCAACCCGCTTGTTAAAAAATACGAAAGAGAAATAGACAACTTTGCCAGAGGCGGATTAGAATGTGGTTTTGTTCCTGCAATGAATTTTGTATTAGGTCAAAAAGTATTAAGCGGAGAAATCACAAAACAGATGCAAAATGCAGCAGAACAAAAAACATTAGCAAATATTTCCAAACGGAGTAAAATAGCTGTCGAAAAAGCTACAGGTGCTGCCCCTGACAAATCAAGTTATTTAACTCCGCAAGAAAAACAAATAGCTGCAAGGCTTGGTTTGTCGTACAAGGAATACGCCGAAGAAAAAACAAAGTTAAATAAAAAATAAAGAGGTGAAGTAAAGTGTTTACTTTTGTCAGAAACCTAGCAGGTTTTCCTGCTAATCCTAGCATATACCCATTAGCAGCAAGCACGACCTTTACAAAGGGTAATCTTGTAAAAGTATCATCAGGGGTTATAACTAATTCAACCAATTCAGACGATGAAGCTTTTGGGGTAATGGCAGAATCCATAGCTGCCGATGAAAAAACACACGGAGCAGTATATGATAATCCTTTTAACGTTTACAGGGTTCCATATAGTGGGGACACAGCGCCTGCACTATTTAGCAGAAAAAACATAAAATCAGATTCCGCTGCAATAGTAGATGGCTCATCTACAACTGGACCGTTAACTGTAATAGCAGTAGACAGCGTCAATAAAACTGTAGACGTGATTATTTCAAGTCACACTTTCACCGTGCAAGAAATACCCACAACTTAAAACGGCTAGAACAACCGTTTTTTATTTACTTAAAAAGGAGATGAATAAGAAATGATGATTTCAGATAACTGGGGCGAACTATTATTACCAGGACTAAGGAAAATATACGACAAACATTTAGAAAAACTAAAAGACTATGTTCCTGCATTATTTAACGTAGAGGAGTCCGGTAAAGCACAGGAGTTTACAACTGGGACCGGTTCTCTTGGATTAATGGAAGAATGGAACAATTCCGGAAGGCAAGTAGCATATGAAGACATAAACAAAGGGTTTAAGGCAACTTATACTCATAAAAAGTTCTCAAAAGGTTTATTAATAGAGCGTGAACTTTTAGAAGACGATCTTTATGCCGAAATTAAAAAGAGAGCACGAAAACTTGCAGATTCTGTGTATTATACAAGACAATATTATGCAGCATCTGTATTTAACAATGCTTTTAGCGCATCCCATAACGGACCAGACGGCAAACCACTTTGTGCTGCCGACCACCCGCTAGGTCCTGAGAGCAGCGGAACGTGGTCAAATGCAGGTGTAGGATCAGATTGGGTATTAAATGCAGACAATGTTGAAAAAGCAAGAAATAAAATGATGGAATGGACAGACGATAAAGGAAACCTACTTGCAATAAACCCTGATACGTTAATCGTTCCACCTGCATTAAGAAAAGCTGCACTTGTTATAGCAGACAGCGATAAAGAGCCGGATTCCATGGAGAATAACGTAAACATCTGGAAAGGCAGCGTAAATGTAATAGAATTCCCATTCCTAACAAACCCCACAGCATGGTTTTTAGTAGATATGTCCAGGATGAAGAATTATCTTAACTGGTTCGACAGAAGGAAAGCAAAACTAGAAAAAGACAACCTAGACTTCGATACAGAAGTAGCAAAATATAAAGTCGTAGCAAGATTTAGCTTCGGTTGGGATGATGCTTCCTTCGTTTTCGGTGCGAAAGTATCTTAAATGTAATGGCGGGGAAACCCGCCTCTTTAAATTAGTTTAAGGAGTGATTGCAATGGCAGGTAAGAACAGAGCCAAGAATTCAGTTTTTATAGATAAAACCGGAGAAATATTAACGGCCAATCCAATACAACCAGCTATAGCCGACTTAGACCAAACAATATCAGCAACACCTACCCAGGAAGAAATTCAAGCAATAAGCGACAAAGTTGACAGTATATTAGCGGCCTTAAGAAGTGCAAAAATAATATCAAGTAGTTAGAAGGTGATAGTGTGTATTTTACACCTACGGAAGTCCTAAACGACATGGATAAAACATTCGGTGTCCTCGGGCCAGGAACAGTTGCATCAAATAAGATCACATTAACCTTACCGGCCGTAGCAAATAAGCGACATTATATAGGTTCAATAGTCTTAACAGACACAGCAGGGACCGGAGGGAATGAGAAGCTAATCATCAAGAAAGGCACGACAACAATCTGGGAGGAGTCTTTTACAATCGGGCAGGATAAAGTCCGTCAATTCCAAGTAGTCCCTCTTGTAGGAGGTTTTGGCGAGTCCGTTATTATAGAAGTGTCCGCAACAAACCTAACGGCCGGAAAACTTTATGTAATTTACTACACAAAGTAGGTGGAGTTTAATGACAAGAGCAGACCTTTTTAATATGGCGCTAAAACTCGGAATCAAAGACGACAGAGAAAAAGCCCTGCACCTACTTCGGGAGGAATTAAAAAAATACTTTAACTCCGATGAAGGCATGAATTACTTACAAAACAGCCCAAGGGTGTATGTTGAAGGAAATAATAATTTCCCGTTACAGGATAACCATATAAACGTTATTATAGACCTCTTAATCAAGGAGGTTACAGATTATGAATTTAGCTGAACTTACAACCGCTATAAGAAGTATACTAATGGAACCTATCCCTGCAAGATGGTCCAACGAAGATATTAAAAGATACTTAAACGACGGCATATTAGAACTTGCAATAGTAGCCGACACAACAGTATCTAAAGAAGTGCCTGTAAGTGCAGGGGGTAACATTGATATAACTGATGATATGTTGATAGTCCGTTCTGTATATTGGGATTTAGACGACGAATATAAAGAGCTATGCCCTGGCCTAGAAATGTTGCCTAAAAGTAAAGCCAGAGGTGTGCCTGATAAATACTTTATTGCCGGCGACAAAATAGAATTAAGACCCATCCCAGACGTTGACGGATATGCAAAAATAGGATATGTCAAAAAACCGGCATTACTGGAAAATGAAACAGATACACCGGAAATAAAAAACGCTGATAAAGTGTTGATAGCTTACAGTGTATGGCAGGCATTTTTAGAAGATGGCAGTCCGTATACGCAAATATGGGAAACAGAATATACTAAAAGACTAATGAATTGGCACTCCTTCTATTCCGATAACAACCAAATTGCATTTAGACCAAAAGGGGTATGGTAATCGTGGCGAAAAAAAAAGTTAAATTAGGACAGCCGGATTATCAAATTATATATGATTGGTCGGGTGGGATGAACGATGTTATAAATCCCGCCCTTTTAAACGATAATGAAAGTCATAGACTGGAGAACGTATCCCTTGATGAAAAAGGAACGTTATATCCGGCAAAAGGCAGGACGGAAAGATACGGTCAGCCTATCTCTGAAAAGGCCATAAACGGGTTAGGTGCTTTTTATAAATCAGATGGCACATCAAGACTGGTAATAGGTGCAGACAATGAGCTATATACAGATTCGCCTCACCATATCAATACATTTGATTCACAAAGTGAGCTAGAAGGTGGGGCAAAGCAAAACGTAGAAATTAAAGACGGTAAAGTGGAACCTGCACAACTACCCTTGCCTACTTTCATTCGCTCCTCCGTCGCCTACAAATCCGACGGTTCTCAGGTTGCCGCCGACCGACCCCGTTTCGAGGCCGGCAAATTCGGCCAGGCGGTGATGGTGGAGGAAGGGACGACGAATTTAACAAGTGACCCTTTGGTAGTGTCTGCAAACATACCTTCTACTACATCGGGTGGAACTTGGGGTGACTGGGCTTTTGGTAGTTGGAACGGTTTTTTACATGAAAAAGTTGCGGCAGAAAAGTTCCCTGGATATGCTATAAAAGTAACATATAGCGAACCATATTCAGGTGGGCAAGCTTTTCGGAACACTAATTGGAAAGACGGTATTACTCCAGGTAATACTTATACTTTGTCGTTTTATGCTAAAGGTAACGGAACTATTCAAATACGTTGCCACTGGGCAGGAACTTTATCTACAATTGTTTTAACTCCTCAAATTGCTCGTTATAGTGTGACTTTTACTCACAATGGTACAACATCTCAATATCCTTATATAGAATGTACTGCATTGACATCAGGTCAATGGGCGCATTTCGAAGGTTTCCAGCTCGAAGCCAAGCCCTACGCCACCTC